GAGCATCGCGGTAAGTAAGTAGTTTATAGAGTCAATATGGGTGGTCCTGGAGGGATCAGAGCATATTGCCAAGATAAACAGCGTACTTACGTTGCATATAATCCCGAGTGAAGCTCGGTTGATGTGTGGCTCGATACAATTCCCGGATAATCTTGAGCGGAATCTTCTCGTACTCGTCAACGACATATCATCACTACTTCCAACTCCGTCGACCCCGATCGCTCCTCTAAACATACTTTAGCGAAAGCGGGCAAACTCGGTATTCATGACTCAACTATGAAGACAAGAGCAGTCGTGCTAAACAGGTTCGGGTAAAAACTACAGACGCTATGTCCATAGAAACCGTTTCCTGGTTAACAATGATCTAAGCCTGAAGGGCTTTTGATCAACACAGCGCTGCTTGCACCACTATCCTCCAACGGTCCGGCTGGAGGACTCCCGTCTAACCGCACCTACCAACTCATACTTTTCTGGTGAGTTTAAAATAGGCACCGCCCCAATTCTTACGATTGGAAAGACTCTAGACATCTTGAAGAGATATCTACGCACCATTACTGATGACTGGACTAGTCCCACTCCATGGCTGCTGAGGTTGAATTCAACATCCTGGTTGAGGCTAGTCGTGAATTTAGAGCGTTAATTGAACATCTGCTCAAAGGCCGCTCAGGGAACCCACAACGCATTCTGTCTAAGACAAGTCTGCAATGTGAATGCTCGGCTCCGGTATGCCTATAATGTTCCAAGAGAGGGACATCTCCATCTTCCCAGTCACCTATCAGAAGGTTACAGGTAGGACACTGCATGGCAGTTCCATTGAAGAAGAGTCCTGCTTCGTACATTGACACTATATCTGGGAAAGTCATATCGACTCCTTGAAGTGACAACTCGACGGCTCTCATTGAAACGTCCTTCACACAGGGTTTAATCTGGTTCGGGACCATCCTAACGCGTGTCGCGGGCAACATAGCGAGAGGGGTGGGACGAGCGAACTCAATGCCACTAGCATCCACATATATCGTGACCTTTACAGTGTTCTGGGAGGACCCAAAGAGTGCACCGTTAAATGTGATATACAGGAAGCCATTATTCTCAGACCGAGAAACCCAAGGGTTTTCCTTTCTCCAGCCGCACAACAGCTCCAAACAGGAATCATCCATAGTTGTTTGGTGAGGGTACTGTCGTAGTACATATTGTGTCGGTTGGGTTGCGGGTTCCATATCCAAGTGAGCCACGGTTCCTGCGCCTGCTACTGTTCGGGGTGTGTTGAACAGAATCTTGAAGCGCAGATTACCTCTCCAGTTCCGGTGACGTCTAGCTTCTTGCCTAACGTATGGTCCTAGGAGATTGGCATCAATAGGAATGACTACTGCGGGAGTAGGGTCAGTCTGGGTGACTGTGAGCTCGAAAGTCTCTGCGAAGGCAAAGGTTTGCGCTACGCGGTTTGCTCCTTCGTCCTTATTCAGGTGGGTTAGGAGACTTTGAAACTGATCGCCTGGGATTGGTGAATCAGCAGGGCCAACTTGTTCTACGGCTGTGGGTGCTGCAGTAACAGGAGGCTGGGGGGGGGGTGGAATATCGTCGTAAGACCATACATAGGCTATCGGTCGGGTGACTGGTCGCCATTTGTAGATCTTACCCTGCTTGGCCATGATGTCCTTGTGAATGTCGTGATTGAGCCAAAGGAGATTTTCGGTCTCAGCTTTTTGAAGCTCTTCGTCTCTATCACCACAGCTGTTAATCTGGAAGTACACTTTTCCATTATACTCGATAGTCGATACTAATCGGTATTCCTCCCTGTCATAGAACTTGTGGGTTATGAGACCTCTGGTGTTCGTCTTGACGTAGGGGTTGAAATGGTGTCTGTACATGTTCAGATTTTGCTGCTGGAACGTAACACAATGACATTTGCATTCCTTTTCCGAGTTGCATCTTTCGCAATTAAAAGTGCCCCAATAGCGTTTTCCGACAAGCGAACAGGAGTTGGCACAGCAGTGCTTCAGTCCGTCAAATCGAATTTGCTCTTCCGCGGTAGCGGTTGGTAGGGACAGCTCTTTGATTGCAGAGTAGCTGGAATGGTCAAGGGACGCAAAGATGTTAATTGGCACGGAATTCCCGTAGCTGTTTATTGGCTGGACATACAAACGAGGGAGGAAAGATGTTATATTCTCCTGCAACGTCTGAGTGTCATCATATGCAAAAGCTGCATTTGGTCGGTCCCAATATAGACTTAGATCAAGATCTCCGTCCTTTGGATCCCACTCAATTCCTGGCAGTTCGAAAAACTGGTCTCCAGAGAAGTCAAGTGAACCTACCTGCGGTACTTGTACAATACGATAACGTCCAGGGTTCTGGATGGTCTGGGTAGCAACTAATTTAACCGAGAGATACTTTGTCCATAGGTGGTGCCTTGCGAAATTAATTAGCACTTCCTCTGGGAATGAAAAGGTAAACTCAACTGGTGTTTTGCTATCGATGTTAACAGATCCAACCAAATAGTACTGATTTGTTTCTCTAACAGATTCAGTATTATTGGAACCATAAACAACTTTGGAAAGCTGCTTGGATGCGATATCCGGGGAATGACCTACTTGGTCGCTGGGTGAGACTTCCTCACTTGTGCTCCCTGGGAGTTCAAGCTCATCATTTACCTGTAGTTCTGCGGTTGCTGCAGCTGTTTCTACGGTTGCTGTAGTGTAGACATCAACATCGCCCGAGAGGACAATAGAGTGGTTGCCTACAGCTAAATCAAGCAGATAAGACTTAAATTCGCCAGCAGACTCCTCCATAAGGGTTCTTCCATCAATAGTCACGCGGACTGTCGAGGTGACCCCTTCAGGTGTGACGGCAAAGATTTGTCCTGCTGTGGTAGTTGAGAACTCACCTGATACGGGTGATAGTTTACAACTGGGTGCAGGGGTGGAAATCGGTCGCAAGTTGAAGAGAGTTTGCTGTACAGGGCAAGTGTAGGCATCGATAACGACTGGTTGTCCGTTGCTTCCTATCTGTGATATGTTCAGGTATCCGAAGATATCTGCTTGATTCACTGAGGGATCGGTCATTGGATATACCGCAGACCAAGGAAGCATGACATAGATCTCGTTTTTCTCGATCGGTGCCCACTCAAAGCCAACGCCTATATTGGATTTGGTACCAACATTCAGATCCGACCAATTAAGGTAAAATCTGTCTGAACGATCCAGCGGCATTTTGCATACTAACTTTACTAACATATGACAATGGTAGTAGTAGAAGAATGCACGGTATGCCGCCATACGATTGGATACGTTCAGAGGTACGGTTTGTCCGGTGGCGTCAGCAGTCCATGAGGATGAATACGCCCAAGAGTAGAGGTGAGCGGGTGTCACATATCCCGGGTTTCTTGCGATTCCTGCATGGATGTCGATTGCGGAGTCAGACATAACAATAGCGTCAACATTCCCGTCAGGGCATGAGGTCGAAACTATTGGTCTGCCGAAGTGCTTGCCTGGCATCTTCTCCACATTCATGGCTAAGCGCGAGTCAGGGCCTGTCTGTTTCAGTTCAAGGTTCGTCGTCGTGTGGGTCATATTCGTAACTTCACTCTCACCAGGAGCAGTGTTGTTAGAAAAGATGGCTCTATTCATGGAACTCATTCTTTATATTTATTTCCCAACACAACTTTGCCTTTCACCACAAGTGACTGGTCAAAACGATTTACTTAACTAATTTCTGGTTGAGCTTGTAGCGGTACGACTTGAAGGTCGGCTTTACACTTGCTGCTCCAGTAATCAGTTTCAGGTGAGAATTCATCATAGGGTAAAGTTGTGTAACAAATTTCTCAAATCGTTCTCTTCCCAACTGCGCGGCTTCGATCAGGGCATTTTCATAGGTGTCTTGGATGATATCGACTGAGTCGCTAGGATAAGAACACCAATTGAACTGTCCTGTAATTGAGTCTTCCTCAATGGGGGATTGGATAATCCTCTTAGACGCATCGTCTAGCTTGAACCTTCTCTTTAAGAAGCTCAACTCGGTGATGTGCATCAACTCTGAGTCAGAACCTGTTTTTGACGCGTTTGTGTAGTCTTGTCCAAGGTAGTTCATCCAGCGTGCTAGATCTGCGAACGTGACAAGGTCAACATCTTGAAACACAAAGATTGCGTCATCGCCAAAGCATGCAAAACCGACTTTTTCAAAGAAGTCGCGGAGGGAGCATGCGTCAGCGCCAAGTATCTGTCTGAAACAAAACCAGTGGTACATGAAATTGACAGTGCAATTCAGCTCAGTTGTTAGCGGGTTACCTGAAGGGTTACCATGCTTTGAAAGCCAAACTACATCGCCAGACTGCTGGTATGTCTCTATGCACTCAGAGCAAATGACATTGATGATTGTCTCTACTTGATCTTTGGTAACTCCATAACGAGTGGTGACAGTTCTATCTGCAATAACCTTAGCGAAGATGCGGATTGCACTCTGCATAAAGTCTGCTCGCAAGTTGCCGTCATAAGACGAGTAATCACAGTCGAAACCATGGTCACTAACAGCAGCAAGGCGTGCGTAGAGCTGTCCCCAATCAGGAGAAATACAATCAATTCCGACTGAATGTCCTAGTTGAGCACCTTTCTTCTGCCAAACGGCCTTGAACCTTCCCATCATCACACGAACAGCTATCGAAAAATCGAAGGGGGCTGCAGTGAAAATGCGGGTCTTTCCCTGGTTTACTTTCTCGATTGGTCGAGTTTCGTCTTTCAGACAATCTTTCCACAAAGAAAAGGGCCTCTTGCTGTCCTTAGCTAGTTCGATGCGCTTGAGCACATTATCTTTGACTAGGGACACGGGAGCAAGTTGCTGCTTTCCATTCATGTAGGATTTGCCTGTTGCCTCAATAAGGTTAGCCTTGGAAGACATACCTTTAAGAGTATTGTAAGGAATACCAGGAGATGATTTGATGTTCATTGGTTCTAGGTCGAAGGCGGGGTTACCACTCACTGCGTCCTCCATAGAGATCATACTCAGATTTTCTTCGGAGAACACTTCAAGCCAGTGATTTGTCAACTCCTCCTCCATTTCCGCAAGCTCTGATGTAATCAAGTCACTCTGAGGGAGTTTCTTGCACCACTTACTTGTGTTCTTAGTAACTAAGTTCAGCTGAACTTCATCACCGTTGGGGTGGGTGGCGGTAAGTGGGGTGTCAGGGTGATCGCGGATGAAGGCGGCGTCACTGAGGTAGGCGGGGATTGTCTTTACGGGGAATGCACCATGACAAGGGTGATGAGCAATGGCTGTTTTTCCTGCTGAAGGCATTTCAAACGCTCTCTTACCTACGATGATTTTATCTTCTCCAACTGGGGCATAGATAGGGTCTTCGCTTTCACATACCTTAAGGGTATCTGACAAGTCGTTGGGGACTGTTTCATAGGTAGTGGGGGGGAGAGCTACTTGCTCGATTGGTGCGGGGATATCCACTTCTTCTGTCTCGGAAGGCAAAAGAGCCAGAACTCGTTCTCGGGTAAGTACTGCGAAAGCACTATAATCACGAGCTCCAACAATGTGGAATCCTACAAGCTTACGCTGTGTCTTTGGGCACAATAGCATCACGGGGGAACCACAATCACCTTTGTTTGTGTCTGCTCCCATGCTAACCAAGTTGGTTGCAACCCATAGATGGTCATACGATTTGTCCGAGCCATCGGCAAAAGCAATTCTATACTCTTTGTGAAGAGTCATATTTACGTTAATCATGAATGTCTGTTTCTCCTGGTTGGGGATACAGATGATGGCTCTGGAATTTGAACGCAGACGATCTACAAGTTCAGCCTCATCAGGGATAAATTTGTACTGAGATGTCAGTTGGACGCGGGCGCCTTCAATGACAGCAACAGCTATATCCCAAGATGGTCGCATTTTCTCTATGTGCGCTGAGTAAACTCCGTTCTTGTACGCGATGGGGAAGCTCTCACCGACTGGATATACCTTGGTAAGGTGAGATGGTACAATGAAACGGTCTGTTGACACAGGTATTCCACGTAGGACAATGTTGTTGGTTGCACTCAACACATAGACAGCACACTCATTGATTCCTCCAGCTTGACTCCTACAATTGGGGTCTGCGCTAGCTTGTTCTTGCGAGCTGTTGCTTTCTACGGTGAATGCATCAGGATTGATCTTTGTCAATTTCAATCCATATTCCTCTGCCACTTTGTCTGCATAACTAGGGAAGCAATCGAGTTGTTTGTTGAACTCCTCAAAGGCTTCTAAATCCAGACAACTGCCAGGTAGGCGTATGTGTGCAGTAGCATTTGATCCGTCGGAGCACGGAATGGTCTTCTGAGTGAAGGCGGCTTCGCATTTGGCATGCTTACGAACAATTCTCTTGCTCTCACCTGATTCAACGGCTGCTCTCTTACGGACAATCTTCTTTGATTCTCCTGATTGCATCTGTGCTCGTTTACGAATGATCCGCTTGGACTCACTTGAATTCTCAAATGAAGCGGGGTCGACTAAGAACACATTAAGTTGCTTCAGATCTTCTCCTTCTTCTTCCACGTTGGTGTAGGTTGTTGAGACGGAGAACGCTCGCATGTAAGTTTGTTCAACTTGTGCCATCCACTCATAGAGGGAACTGGGGGGAAGTTTCACTTTTTCTACAATGAAGGAGGCAATACCATAAGGGTCATATTCTGCCGGATCTTCTTCATGCAATTTTCTAAGGATCTTGTGGATCTTCTCAATCTGGTCTTGATCTGACGCATAAGCGCATGGTTTCTTCCAGAAGAGGACTCCTACTTCGTTCTTGCATGAACTGGTGTTAGTGAATCGTTGTGACTTGAGCCACCGACATTCGTCGCAACACCTGTAGAATTTACATTTACGGGAGTGGATCTTGTTGGCAAGAGCCCACTGTACAATTAGATCGAGATTCTTCTCCATACTGCCATTACAATCCCTGCATGTAGGTGCACTGCCAAGGGTTTGAAGCCCAAAGAAATATCCTAGCAAGACTATGAAGCCAAAAAGCAAGAGATAAATCTCAGTGAATCTACGGCAGAACTTGTCTACATCTGTCCATCCGGTCATGTCTGGGAAGAAGATTTTCTTAACTGCATAAAGCACCAGATTAACCATCTCTGTAGCTCCTTGGAACAACTTCTCTAACAAAGCTACAAATCGGGCATAGAAGCTCTTACTCTCTAAACGAGGAGTGGGGGCAACTTCTTGCTCAATGGGGATGTCTTCCTCTTCAATTTCTGTGAATTGATCTGCATATTGTACAATGTCCTCCTGAGGGGTGGCTTCTACTGTAATGATTCTCCTTGAATCGCAATAAGGGCCCATCTGGGGGAATGAGATAGTGACTACCTTGTGGGGAGTTTGGAAGATGAAATCTACTGGACGTGTGGATGTAAAAATACGTCCTAAATGTCTACTGTGGAATGCATGGATGTAAGCAACTACTTTGTCACAATCAAAGAGATTTTCAAACTCTGTAGAAGCTAGGCGTCCAAGATAGGATCTATGCAAGGCACTTTGGAAATTGTCGTCCTTGTCTGTGGGGGTAATTTCTGAGATAGGGTTTCCTTCTAAATCGAAGAAGTGTCCTGAAGAGACCCCTGAACATGTACCTAGGTAGGTTTGCCACTGATTCATATCCACTTGGATAGGGTTCTCAAAATCTTCATCAGCTTGCTCGGCGGCTGTCCTTTGCAGGAAGGTTGCTTGGCGTGCCATGCATCCGTCGAGAATGATGTCAAGATATTGATTTAGAGTGATTTGTACCCAGCCTCGACCTCCGATTGCGACTTGATGCATGTTGTTATTAACATAGTCGTAACCAGGAACGGCGAAGAACTTGAGGTGCCTAAAACTGTTGTCGTAAGCACGTTCTCCTCGAAGCCAGTTGGCATACTCTGTCTCGTCATGAAATTTGACTCCAATGATTGTGAATCGTCTAGCGAGGGCTTTGACGTCACGAACAGTCTCAGATCGAACTGGGAAACTGTTTGCGGAGACTTGAACTACACGACTTGTGTAAGGTCTTCCCTTAGAAGCTAAGTCAGCTTGGTTGGTGGGGAAAGGAACGGCTGAAATCAGGTTGAAATATGCAAGGTGGTCTGCATCTGTTCTGTCCTGAAACCCGTCATCTACGTTGTGGAATTCTTGACCTATGTATCCTGAGAAGTACTGATCATTCTGGTTTTGAGACCAAGATTGCCAATACTGAATGGAGTCAAGAAACTCATCATCCTCTGGGAGGTGCTTGGGATCAGCGGCGGGTCGCATCCTTCTCTCAGCAACACGTGCAGCTAATAGCTTAGGTGTAGCTGAGACAAGGGTCGACTTACCAATTCCTCCAGCTCCCAATGTACAGATTCCGATCGGCTCTGGTCTTGAGTGAGCGGATCGTTGAAGAATCATCACGGTGGTATGCAATTTAGCCATTTCTAGCTTAAGGAAGTTGCATCTTTGTCTGTGATTCAGATCCTTCAGAATCTCTAGTGTAGAGTAGATGTTTTTGAGGGTGTCACGATAGTTTTCCAACACACGGAGGTGGCGGGGATCTAGCAGAGACCTTGGATCGTTGATAAGACGGGCGTTGTACTCTGTGATTACTAATTCGATATCATCCATTTCGCGTGCGATTTTGATGATACGATCTCTTTCAGCGTTCGGAACTATGCCAAGGTAGCTGAGAAGAGACTTCAAGTGCTCACAAAGGTTCAACAATCCGACTACTCCTCGATCAAGTTTCCAGAATGACATAAGGCCTTCTGGAGAACAAAGTTTATTCAGGAAGGGTCCCAAATTCATCTGTTCCTCTGGTCCTGTCAATAGCAGTCTCGCGAATTTATCGCCAAGGGATGTTAAGAGATGTTTTAGAATGCCTGTGACGGATAAGATGTCTACTAGGCGCTCAACAGTGCATCCTTGTGTGGCCATAAGGGCAAGTTTACCAAGAACATAGGGGAGGTTCTCGTAAGTGTTCACAAGGATGGTACCAATAAACCCGAGAGTTTCAATGAGTGGTCCATTGGTACGCATAGTCTCTTTGATAGCTGCTATGATGGATTCAAGCTTTGTTGTGAGAGTCTCAATAGTGGTATTAGCTCTCTCTGAGATTACCTTAAAGTTATCACTGGTGTCGGCAGCGGATTGCATAAAGCGCCCTGCATTGGTGAAAAACTCAAGGATTTGCTCTTCGGCGGTGTTTTCAATGTTAAATGATCCTAAAAAGCCAAAGAGTTGTGTAATTTTCTGAACATCTGAAGGATGTAGAATTTCTAAAATCTCGAGATACTGGTCTGGTGTTGGTCTTACCTGAAGCATCAGTGTAAAGAAGTTTTCAAACATCTTCGAGACTTTTATTCCCTTCGTGGAAATGCATGAGATCAACTCTTGAGAGAGAATCTTCATGATATCTGTTGTTGGATACAATTCTGCAAGTACTACTGCATAGCGTTCAAAGAAAGTCCACATGGCTTTTGTGTTGCCGGAGCGTATAGACTTCAAGAATGCTTGCATTTCATCATCAGCGAATCTCAGGTTGAGGGTTCCGCGCTGACGCATCTTTGGGAGATGTGCAATGGCTTGTTTCTTTGTCATAAGTCTATATGTCTCAGAGTAGAGATCATAATAAACTTCTTCGCCATCTTCATATATCCATTTACCCAGTCCGAGACCGGTCAGTGCATAGTCAGTTTGGGCTGACATGATGTGATCTAGGGTGACTTTCTCAGTCAAATGAGGGAGGGTCAGGGGCGTGTTAGAGGTTGTTACATTGGTTGTATTAGACATGATTGTTAATTAGCCTTAATTCTAACATAAATGGAATAAATGTAACATATCCTACCACTCTACACAAAAATACTATGGGGGGTCCACGATAGGCAAAAATAAATCATCTGGAACTTACCGTAAGCATCCCGGGCGTACAAACAATTGGTCTAACACACTTGTCCAACTGTCTGTCCCGGTTAGCCTCGCAACGCTACTAAACTGTCGATAGATCACGATCTAAAGACGAAAGTTAGAGAAAAAGAGGTGAAGAGAATAGAAGATTAAAGGAGTGAAAGTGTAGCTCACGTTGTCCGTCCGAGCGGATTCCAAAATCAATAAATGTGCTTCTCGATTATCCACAATAAGAAAGTGCAAAGAATTCAGATATGGTTAAAATGTCAGTCTGTAGGTGTTCATTCATACAAAGAGTGTGATAGGGAACATTAGAAAAACAATTGGTGGAAGTTTATTCATACTCAAACATCTATTAATACAAGAACTAGAAAACTGGTCGAAACGCTATAATCGTCAATGGTTGGAACACTCATTCACAAGCGAATCTAACAGCTCTCTCGAACTCATACAAGGAAGATGATCAATTTGGTGGCCGGTAGGCC